GAAGCAAATAGGGAATACCGTCAAGGTCAAGCTAAACAACAAGAACCAAGCATTAGAGATGCTTGGTAGATACCTCAAACTTTTCAACGACGCGACAACCAATATTCAGGTGAATATCTCGCTAGGCGAGCGCATGAAGAAAGCTGAGCAACGCTTTGGCGCTTGATGTCCTAGAGCCACTGGATCAGAAGTTAGTTGATAAGCTCTACGGTTTCAGACATGACCCGATTGGCTATGTGAAATATGCCTATGAATGGAACGAAGGGGAGTTGCTTGATTCAACAGGGCCGAGGAAGTGGCAAGCAGGGATATTAGAAGACATAGGCGAGCACTTCAGCAATCCAGCTACGCGGTTTACTCCCTACCAAGCGGCAGTTTCCTCGGGACATGGAATTGGCAAGTCAGCTCTAATTGCGATGGTGACAAACTGGGCGCAAAGCACACGCCGAGGGACTAAGATCGTAGCTACAGCCAACACCAAGACCCAGCTTGACACCAAGACCGTCCCGGAGGCGCACAAATGGTTCCGGTTGGGTATTAACAGCGATTGGTGGGAAATCAAGGTAACAAGCATATCGGCCAAGGATGAGAAGGAAGGGAAGCTCTGGCGCGCAGACTATATCCCTTGGAGCGAGAACAATACAGAGGCTTTTGCCGGTTTGCACAACAAAGGCAAGCGAATTGTTTTGATATTCGACGAAGCGAGTGCTATAAGTGACCGCATCTGGGAGGTAGCGGAGGGCGCACTGACCGATGAAGATACCGAAATCATTTGGCTGGCATTTGGTAATCCCACCCAGAATACAGGTAGGTTTCGTGAGTGCTTTGGGCGTTTCAAGCATCGCTGGAAGACGTTTCAGATTGATTCCCGCAACGTGGAAGGCACCAACAAAGCCCAAATCGAGAAATGGATAGCAGACTATGGCGAGGATAGTGATTTCGTTAGAGTGCGAGTACGAGGCGAATTCCCAAGAGCAGGAAGCTCTCAGTTCATTCCTTCGGACATCGTTGCAGCCGCAAGACAGTACCGGGCTGACGGCTTTGAACAGCTGCCTAAAATCCTTAGTTGCGACGTGGCCAGATTTGGGGACGACCAGACCGTCATCGGTGTCCGTCAGGGTAGGCACAGCCGAATTCTCGCTAAATATCGAGGTCTAGATACAGTCCAAGTTGCGGAGCGAGTCATTGAGTTCATCGGAAAAGAAGCGCCGGATGCCACGGTCATCGATGCTGACGGCATTGGTGCAGGCGTCATTGACCAAATACGGTTCCGAGGCTTCGCTCGAAGACTTTTTGAATTTCACGGCGGCCAATCCGCATCTGACTCAGCTGCCTATTACAACGCTCGTGCGGAAGTATGGGGAAAGCTTAGAGAATGGCTCGTGGCGGGCGCAGAAATCCCTGACGACCCAGAACTGGAAGCGGACTTGACCGGGCCGGAATATGGCTTCTCTGCCAAGCAGCAGATTCAGCTGGAGAAGAAAGAAGACATGAAAAAGCGCGGGCTGAGTTCACCGGATTGCGGGGACATGCTAGCCATGACGTTTGGCGTGAAGGTAGCAGCACCGACACCACCGCAGAAGCCGGAATACCGCTACCCAGGACAAGAAGGAACGACATGGATGGAGTGATTTATGCCGTGGACGCGAAAACAAGTTAAGTATTTGCTCAGCAGCGGCTCGCCATTGAAGCCTAGCCAGAAGACCAAGATGAAAGGCGAACTGCACGACAATCCAGCGATGGGACACAAGCGCAAAGGCGCCAGCATGAAGCTATCGAGCTTGAAGGGCCGATGAACTTTGTCCGCCAATCAGCCATCAAGGGCGAAGCTGGCACCGGCTACGAGAGTCCTGAAGGCAAAGGGCCATTTGAATGCGGCAACTGTGAATACTTTGATGTAAGCGATAACGGCTGCGATCAGAAGGACATGAAAGCCAAGAGCAAGCACAAACGGCTGAAAGATGGGCGAGTGCTGGTGGAGCGAGCGGGATGTTGTGAATTTGTAGATAGAGTGGGACGCAAAGATGGCAGGTAAATATTCTTCTACCGATATTGACAAGGATGCCTTCATTGAGCCTCTCCATGACCGCGTGTTAGTCGAGCGCCTGCCGCAAGAAACCAAGCGTGGGCACATCTTCATTCCCGAGCAAGCGCGCGACATTGCCATTCTTTGTAAGGTTATAGCCGTAGGGCCAGGACGCTGGGAAGATGGCGTATTCTGCAAGACTGCAGTAAAGCCCGGCGACACTGTGCTTGTGCCGGGCTGCGGCAATACGCACCCGGACTGGCAAGCAGGGCAGCAAATCCTGATACAGCAGAAGGACATAGGAGCCATCGTTGGCTAGAAGCCTTATCATCGAGCAATGGTACGAAGAGCATGTGCGCGGCAAGAGCATGGCTGAGATGAATGAACCTGAGCATGAACCAAGCCAGGAAGTAATGGAGGAAGTAAAGCGCTTAGGCTTCAAGACTATCGGGGAGTACGCAATCGCCAATGGCTAGCACCGAGATTGATGACATCAAGATAGCAGAGTCAGCGCCGAATCCTGACCAGCTCGAAGAGGCGAGGATACGGAAATTTCTGCGAATAGCTTGCGAACGCTTCAAGCTGGCAGCTGAGGCTGAACAGAAGACACGCAGAGAAGCTCTTGATGACCTGAAGTTCCGCGCCGGGGAACAGTGGCCATCGGACATTCAAACTTCAAGAGGCTTGGATGGGCGCCCATGTCTTACCATCAATCGGCTCCCGCCCATCATTCGCCAAGTCACCAACGAACAACGCCAGCAACGGCCATCCATCAATGTCAATCCTGTAGGCTCTGGCAGCGACCAGGACACCGCTGAAACATTGCAAGGCATCGTCAGGCACATTGAAGTCAATTCGGATGCGGAAATAGCCTACGACACGGCTTTTGAGTCGGCTGTCACCATTGGCTTCGGCTTCTGGGCGCTCAAGACCGACTATTTGCCGAAGTCCTTTGACCAGGAAGTGTTCATCCGGCGCATCAAGAATCCATTTCTAGTCTATTTTGACCCTACAGCCATCGAGCCTTGCTATGAAGATGCGATGTGGGCCTTTGAAGTCGAGGACATGCCGCTAGAAGAGTACAAGCTGGACTATCCGGAATCCAAAGCCGCTAAGTTGATGGATTTCCAATCCATTGGAGACATCCAGCCGGAATGGGCGACCAAAGACACTATCCGCGTAGCGATGTACTGGCATGTGGAGCAGAAACATCGGACGCTTTGCAAGACTTCGACGGGAGATATCAAGTGGGCCGATGAAGTAGACGAAAAGACAGAAAGTGTCATTCAAAGCAGAACGGTACTCGACCGCAAGGTAATAGGCTCAAAGATCAATGCCCTCGAAGTCTTGGAAGAATCCACTTGGCCAGGAATGTGGATACCGCTGGTTCCAGTACTAGCGGATGACCTTGAGATTGACAACCGCCGACACCTGGCCGGCATCGTCCGTGACGCCAAAGACCCTCAGCGGATGTACAACTACTGGCATTCCTCGGCCACTGAGACTATCGCTTTGGCTCCCAGGGCGCCGTTTATCGGTGCTGCCGGGAGCTTCGCAGGTTTCGAGAAGCGCTGGGAGATGGCCAACGTCCGCAACCTGACTTACCTGGAATACAATCCCATGAATACAGGTGGAGGGCCAGCACCGCCGCCGCAACGCCAGCAATTCGAGCCTCCTATTCAGGCCATGAACCTGATGCTTAGGAATGCTTCGGATGACCTGAAAGCAGTAACAGGAGTTTACGATCCGAGCCTAGGGCAGCAGAAAAGCGACCAATCCGGCAAAGCTGTGCAATTGCTCCAGAAGCAATCCGATGTCTCGAATTTGCACTTCACAGACAATCTTAGCCGGGCCATGAGACACACAGGCAGGATGCTGATTGACCTCATCCCAAAGATTTACGATGCCCCGCGCGTGCAGCGCGTTGTGAATCCCGATGGCTCGGTTGACCATGTAGTTGTGCATGCCGGGAATGACAGCGCAGCGCAAGGACTAAAGCAAAGCACAACGAATCCAGCCATAGCCAAAGTCTATGACCTCGGCACTGGGACTTACGATGTGACAGTGAGCGTAGGGCCAAGCTACCAGAGCAAGAGGCAGGAAGCAGTGGCCTCGATTATGGCGCTGGTTTCAGCTTATCCGCAGATCATGCAATCCAGCGGAGACATCCTGATTAGCCAGATGGACTGGCCGATGGCGAAACAGATTAGCGAACGCTTCAAAAAGACTTTGCCGCCACAGTTGCAGGATGATGACCAGACAGACCCAGAACAACAGATTCAGAAGCTTCAAAGCCAGCTAGCACAGATGGCGCAGCAGCACGACTTGCTGGCCAAGGCGCTGAACGATACGACCGACAAACTCAAGACCGATTGGGCCAAGCAGCAAGCCAACATCTCGATTGCGAACCTGAATAATCAGACCAAGATAGCCATTGCCGAGATTACGACTGCAGCCCAAACAGCGATTACACGCGCGCAAATCGTGGCCGAAGTGATGAAGGAATTGCACGGTTCAGCGCATGAGATAGCGATGCAGAAAGACCAACAAGGGCACGAGGCAGACATGGCTGCCACGCAGCAAGATCACGAAGCAACAATGCAAGAGAATCAGCCTGAGCCAGCCGCAGGAGGAGCAAATGCGAATCAGTGATTATTTCCCAAGACGATATGGTGTTGGGTGCGGAATTATGTTCTGTATGCATTTGACTCAAGCAATAGCTGACAAACATTGGGCCGAACATTGTAAAGAATCTAAGGCATATTGGGATTCTTGGCGTGAAAAGAATGGTTTTGATCCTGACTTTGGGTATCAAGGAACTACCGAACCATTGGTTAAAGCAGGATGGCTCACGGAAAGAGAAGCCAAGAAGCGCAAGGAGTTGAGGCATGAGTGAAGTCATCGTAGCCAGTACCACCGACTCGCAAGCCGATGTGAACGCTGCCGCTGGCGGCAAGCCGCAAGACGCCGAGCTTCCGCCTGAAAAGGCAGCGCCAACAGGGAATCCCCAGCTTGAGAATGAGCCTGAGTCTGAAGTCAAAGCCGAGCCTGAGAAGAAGGAAGAGAAGCCAGTCAAGGGCACGGACAAGCGAATCAACAAATTGACTGCCCAGTTGTCCGAAGCGCAGCGGCAAATCGAGGAATTGAAGGCCAAGCAGCCCGGACAAGTCGAAGAGAAAAAAGAGGAGCCAGTTGTCCCGACCGAAGTTGCAGCTAAATTCGATACTTTCGATGCTTGGAGCGAAAAGCAGCTTGCAGCTGGCAAGCCAGCCAACATCGACGACTTTCTTGAGGCGCGGGACACTTGGAAGGATGCGCGAAGAGCGCAGCAAGACGAGCAAAAAGCCGCCAAAGAGTACGAAAAAGGCATAGAAACGGCCTATCAGGAGGCCATCGAGAATTTCAAGACTGAGCATGCAGATTGGGACGAAATGGTGGGAGAGGCGGAGATTTCAATACCTGTCGTGGCTGGAAACGCCATCAAACAGCTAGAAAATGGCCCGGCAGTCGTGTATTTCCTTGCTCAGAATCCCAAAGTAGCGCAGAAAATCAGTGGAATGCCGCCAGTTCTGGCAGTAGCGGAGATTGGGCGCATTGCCGCAAGGTTAGAAAAGGCTCCAGCCGAGGAAACGCCGACGAATAACACAGCAACGCGCTCGCCTGACCGCGTTCCAGTGGTGAGCAAGGCTCCAGCACCGATTACTCCGCTGAAAGGTGGGAATTTGCGGCCAACCAAGGATTTGAATGACCCAGACATTTCGTTCAGTGAATGGCGCAAGATTCGGGATGAGCAGGCAAAGCAACGATTCCGCCGTTGATTCTTGTTGACATGGCGGCAAAACGGGTTTATAGATAGCAACGAAGGCCCTGCGTCACCTTTTGGCGCTGCCAAGGCTCTTAGTCACCGTTTTTGACTCTGCTCTCGAAGCAAAGAGTTAAAAATTCTGACTAAGGAGCATCCAGCTTGGCCAATACTCTCTTAACAATCAGCATGATTACGAGAGAGGCGCTTCGGGTTCTCGAAAACAATCTCACCTTCACAAAATACGTTCGTAGGGATTTCGACGATTCCTTTGGACGTGCAGGCGCTAAAATTGGGACAGTCCTGAATATCAGGAAACCAGCGCGTTATGCTGGCAGAACTGGTCAGGGTCTCTCGATTGAAGATGCCACCGAAACCCAAGTCCCGCTCGTATTAACCACTCAACAAGGCGTTGATATCGCTTTTACTTCTCAGGACTTGGCGTTATCAATTGATGACTTCAGCGACCGCTTCATCCGTCCAGCCATCGCAAACATTGCGAACCATATCGACTTCGACGGCTTGCAGCAATATCTGAACGTTTTCAACACGATTGGCACGCCGGGCACGGTTCCCAACGCGCTTCTGACCTACTTGCAGGCAGGCCAGCGGCTCGACGAGGAAGCAGCGCCGCGCGACAATCTGCGTTCTTTGGTCATTTCTCCAGCCATGCAAGCAACCATCATCGACACTCTCAAGGGCTTATTCCAAGAGAGCACCGAGATTGCTCGGCAATACGAAGAGGGCACGATGGGGCGCAGCATCGGCATGAAGTGGAGCATGGATCAAAACGTGGGAACAAACGTGATGGGAAACTATGGCATCCTAGTGCCCACCTTCACGCTTGCCGGCTCAACTTCCACTTCCTTTATCACTGGCAACTGGACCGTGACCACATCGACGCTTCTCAAGGGCAATGTGTTCACGATTGGCTCTGGCGCAACCGGCTGCTTCGCAGTCAACACGCAATCGAAGCAATCTACGGGCGCTCTGAGGCAGTTCGTGGTTACAGCCAACGCCACAGCATCAGGCGGCGGCGCAATGACCATTCCCGTCAGCCCAGCAGTCGTGACCAGCGGGCCTTTCCAGAACGTCACAGCGTTCCCGCAAAACGGCGCAACCATCAACGTGCTAGGCGGGCTTGGCGCGGCAAATGTCAGTTCTCCGCAAGCTCTAGCCTTCCACAAGGATGCCTTCGCGCTGGGTTCGGCAGATTTGCCGCTGCCTGGCGGAGTCGACATGGCCGCTCGCGTTGCTGACAAGCAGCTAGGGCTTTCAATTCGCCTTGTCCGCGCCTACGACATCAACACCGACCGTTTCCCAACCCGTACAGATTTGCTGTATGGCTGGCAGACGCTTTATCCCGAGCTTGCATGCCGGGTAGCGAGCTAAGGAGACGACCATGTCCATTACAGCAACCACATTCAGCGCAGCGGTTGGAACAAACGACACCACAGTTACCGTAGCGTCCGCGACGGGCATCACTGCTCCAAACTTCACGACAGGCGTAGGAATCACTTACCTGTTTGCGGAGCAGGAGTACATGCTTGTTGTTGGCGTCAACGGACTCTCGATCAGCGTGCAGCGAGGCATCTCTGGAAGCCCGGCATCGGCTCACGCTGCATCCTGCCCGGTAATTTCCGGCTTGCCTTCGGACGTCGCAGGCTTGCCCATCTCCATCAAGGCGCAACAGGACTTCTATCCGAACAACATCGGATGGTCTGCTCCCGTTGTCAGCGCCAACACCATCACGCCGACTGGCCCGTATTTCCACATGACTGGAACCACCATCGTAAAGACCATCAATCCGGTTCCTGGCAGCTTAGAAGGCGGCTTTGTCACGATTGTGTTTGATGGTTCTGGCGCTGGCCTAACCTGGGACGCAACGGGCAACATCGCTGTGGCGGGAACTTCAACTACTGCTGCTTCTGCTGTGACCTTTGTGTTTGACCAAGGTTCCGGCAAGTGGCATCCGTCACGCCTTGCTTAATTTCTTCCGAGGGGCGGCGGGACCGCCCCACTTTTTAGGAGATTAAATGGCTACAGGAGCTGGAGTTGTCACGCAGTTAAACGCCGCAGTAACGAAGCATGGCGCTCTTACGCCTGATGTAGTCGCGCAATTGACGGCTCCTTTTTCCGGCTACTACATCGTGCAGCGGGCGGACATCAGCTTGACCTCTGCTCAGATTCTCGCCATACAGACCGGAGCCATCACCTTGATTGCGGCCCCTGGGGCGGGATTGATGATTGTTCCTCTATCTATCCTCATCCGCATGCTTGGCGGCACGCAGTACACGGATGCTGGCGGAGCGGTTTCCTTTTCAGTCGGCACAATGGCTCAGGCTCTGGCCGCCAATACCGTCTTTACCGGCCCGAACGGGGCAACGCAACGCTCCCAGCAAACCATCTTTTTTGCCGGCACTTCTACGGCAGCCGCTCCAC